GAGAGGTCGCCGAGTGAGATGCCCGAGTGCTCGTCCGGACCATGTGCGTGCTTGTGGTCCGATCGGGCGTAATTGGTCGAGGTGCCGTCGACGTTGGTCCCGGTGTTATCGAGGGCAACCGGAGTACCGAAGTTGCTGACCTGGTCCCAGGACGACCCGTTGTCGTAGTACAGGACCTTGGTATCAGTAGCAAAAAAGAAGCGACCAATCGAACCCGCAGCGGGCCGCGCGGCGATCGCCGAGGCCACGATCTTTCCTACGGGCTGCCAGGTGGCGCCGTCGTAGACAAAGAGGGTGTCCGACTGCGTGTTGTAGTAGACATGGCCCTCGCCCCTAGGCGTCGGAGCCGAAGCAAGATTCTGGAACTTGACGTTCTGGATCTCAAGGCCATTGAGATCGATGGGCGTGTAGTACTTACGGGCCATAAGTCAACTCTCCTAAGACAGGTACGCGTTTCCGCTGAAAGGTGCCGAGAAAATGACCCGTAGTCGGTACTTGGAGAGATGCTCAATCTCTCCTTCTGCGATTGACCCCGACGAATCCATTGTCGTGACATTGGGGTAGAAGCCGAGATTGTGCTCGATGTCCCAAGTATTGCTCGAAATTCCTTGGACGTGGTGGTAAGCGTATGCGGCGGGCAAAGTATTTGCCTCGACGACCGCAATCGTTACGATTTGCTCTTGCTCAACTGTGATGGGGATGCTCTCTTCGGACAACTAGACTCCTCCTCGCCAACTCACGGAGTACTGTTCCCAACCGGTCGGTGAGAAGTTGCCCTGCGGCGCCTGCTCCCGAGTGACCTGCCGCTTGCAGAAGACCGTGCCCGAGATGTACGTCTTGACGTTCTCGGAGTCATTGTTGGCGGTCAACTGAACGTCCCAGTACGCCCGCAGTGGCAGCCTCTTGGTCTGATCCGGGGTCAGTGACAGGCGAATCTTGCCCTGCGCGGCGTCTTCGATGCTGGTCTCGAACTGTGCCGCGTACACGGCCGACTCTGGGTACAGGCGGATCTGCGCCAGCGGGGTGAATCCGGTGACGTCGATCGAGAAGTCGAGCACGACACTGTAGGAGTCCCCCTGCGTAAGTACGATGTCGTACCGTCCGGATGCCTCCCCAACGGGTGTCGTTCCGTATGTAGGAATAGGCAGGAAGAGCCGCTGTGGCTTGGATCGGTCGTCGACCTCCTGCGGCATGTACACGGGAACGTACCTGTTCGTCATGCGGCTGATCCTGCGGAAGGTGAGGACCTCGATCCGCTCGATGCCGATGTTGAGGGCCTTGCAGAGCGTCTCGTACTGCTGCCTACGCTCGACGATCATTTCCATGATCTGGCGATACCGCTCAGACCGGGGGATACCAACCCCGTCCGGGGTGGAGATATCGATGTCGAACGCGGCGTCGGTGGCCAATGTATAGAGGGCCTGCACCGTACTCAGCAGCGTCAGTGGATACTCTTCGACGGCCGGAAGGTTGGCCAAGGTCAGTACTCGGCCGAACTGGTCCTGTCGGTTATGGACGTGCTGCTGAACGGACGTGTCTATGTACGCATCGATCTCGGAGTCTGTAAAGAATCGGTAGTAGGTCCCCTGGACGGTAATCTCAGCACCCTCGGCGGGAGGGCTGTCCAGTGTGAGCACACCGCTGTGCTCCTCGACCTCGGTGTCGTCGGAGACGTCCACACCGTTGACGAATACCTGTACTGAGGCCCCGTTCAGCGGAGAGTACGGTATTTCGTATCTCTGCAGACCCGCCGAACGGGTGCCCCAGACGAAGGACTTAGGGGGGTCGTTGAGTTCGGTTCTCACGCGAGAACGCAGTGCGTCAACCGTTGCCACAAGACCTCCTCGCACCCAGTACCTATAGTGAGGAACTGGGGCGCGGTTGTCTCCCTATAAGAACTACGCGGTGTAGAGGTAACCCAGGTCTTCGAGATGATCGGCGAGATCAGTGGGGACCTTGTACTTCACACCGGCCTGAAACGAGTAGTCGTTTCCGTAGCCCCAGGTCATCATCTCGATGTCGGCGACCAGGCGCACGATTCGGGTGTTGTCCGCGAGATCGACGTCGCCGACCTCCACGATCTCGTCCACGACCGTCGTGGGCGCGTCCACCTTTGGGTCGCGCACCTCGTTCTTGATTGCCACAGCCTCTGCCGCAGCAATTGTGGACAACTCTTCCTGACGAGCCGCCAACTCGTCAGCGTTCTTCTTGATGGCCCGAGAGCGTGCCACGCCTGTGGCATCGGTGGGCTTGGGACGGGAAATGGCCACGGTGATTCATTCTCCTTGTTCGTAGGTCGAAGGGGACGGGAGCAGCCTTGTGAGCCGCTCCCGCCCCCGATAGTGCTGTTTGAAACTAGTTGGTGAGGACCTTGTTGATAGCGATGTCGGTGATGATGCCCTGACCCCAGATGCCGTACCACGCAATGGCGTGCTCGCGGCCGAAGTCAAGAACGCCGCCGTCGCGCAACTCAACCGGGAGGCTGATGGCGTGACCGAAAGCGTTGTCACCGATCATGATCGCCTCGTAGACGTTCGAACCCGCGGTAGCGGTATTGTCAAACGTCGACTCCCACGGAGCCTTGCCGCCCTTGGCGAGGCCGTTGCGGACCTGCGTCGTCTCAATAAACACGACGTCGTAGAGACGGCCGATCTCACCGAGCATGAAGTTGCCGGGGGCGGCGTACTTCGTGACCTCGATGAACTCGGGAACGTCGCGCAGACGACGTGACTGGTGCGGGTGCACGAAGCAGACGTAGGTCTCGCCCAGACGCGGGATGTTTCGGGAGGCCAGGGTCTCGACCGAGTCCTTGACAGCCGCGGTCGTGAGGTAGAAGTCACCCGAGACACCGGTGACACCGGCCTTGGTGCCGACCGTACCTGCGTTGTACCAGTCGTTGACGCCCGAGACGCCGGAGCGGTCGTAGCCATAGATCTGGCTTGTGGCGCCACCGAGGGTGTCACGCGACTGGTTGTCGAGGTACTGCGCCATGTTGCGACCGAGGAGACGCGAGGCCGAGGCCATGACGTCGTCGAAGGACGCGTTGAGCAGCAACTCCGAGACAGCAACGGCGTAGCCGTGCTCGGCGACGGTGATCTGGATCTGCTCCGCCGTGAGGGCGCGCGTGGTCATACGCACACCTTCAGTCAGCGGAGTGTTCTCCGGCTGAAGGTTGATGTAGCGCAGGAAGTTGATCTGCAGACCGGGCGCAACTCCGAGTTCCGTCTTCTTGACGGCAAACTGCTCGAAGCGCAGGATGGGCATGGCCTGGAAGAGGATTTCCTTCGACCAGATGACCTGGATGGCCTGCGTCAACTGGCTGTTGGTGCCAGAGTACGCGGTGGGGGCAGCGGCAAGATTGCCGGTGCCGGTAAGAGCGCTAGCCATTCGCTAGTCCTTTCGTAAACGATGGTTTGGGAATTGAACTAGCCGAACAGTCCACGTCCTCGGCTGGAAGCGCTATCACCAAGCAGCCTTTGTCGGTTCTTCATGTAGTCGGCCATCGACATTCCCCGAATGTCATCGGGGGTATACATACGGTTGTCCGGGTCGGTATCCAGTGGTCCGGCTGCAGGTGCCGTCACGCGGCTACCTGCCATGTCTCGGCGAGCAGACTGCATGGCCTGCTGCGCCGATTCCAGGATACGCTCAGAGCGCTCCCGAAGACTGTTAATGCTTGCGTCAATCTCCTCAAGTGAGGATCCGTCAACCAAGTCCAGAAGTTCGGGGATGATCGCATCCCGCTCCTGCTCGACGCGCTGCTGACGGTACGACTGCAGTTCCTGGAATCGCTTCTCGGTTTCAAGAAGCGCGAACGCGCGCTCGCGCTCCAGCCTTTCGGCCTCCAACTGCGCAGTGAACTCCTGCTCCTTCTTAGAGAGAAGGTCGCGGACCTCCATCTCCTCCTCAGCCTTGCGGCGAGCCTCGGCCTCAGCCTGGGCAACTGCGGAGGCCTCCTCGACCTCGCGCTGCTCCTTTTCGCGCTTAAGGGCGGAAATCTCTTCCTTCATGCGCTCCAACTGTGGGTAAACCTTCGACTTCTCCTGTTCGCGGACGCGTGCAAGATCCTCGGCGGTGAAAACCTCGAACTCAGGGGAGTTTGTGGTGGGAGCAACTGTCTCGACCACCACGGCACTTGCGGTATTGACGGCAGTGGGCTCCGGCGCGTTGCCAACAGCCTCCGTAGCACCGTCTTGGAACGTCTGGTCTACTGACATATTAGTAACATCCTTTGGCTTGTCGTCCGTGTGCCCGTAGGCGTGACTCAACTGATTGCACGACGTACGTGCACTTAGGTACAGACAACATCAGGCGAAATGTGTTGTCTCGGTAAAGTGTCGGAGGATTTAGGAGTCAGGGTCAGTGGCGCGGTGCTGGGGGATCTTGGTCCCGTAGGTGTCCACCACCAACTGCTCGCGGATCTGCTGCTCACCAACCAACTCGCCGAGGGTGCTGGAGTCCGGCATTCCGTCTGCGGGAATCCCGTCGCCGATGACGTTTCCGTCTCCAGTCATCATGGGATCCAAAGGAGTTGCCATCCCGTCAGGCCCGGGCATCATGCCCGTAAGGTCCATGATCTGCTTACTGAGTTCAGTCTTCAGTAGAGTCAAAGAGGCCTCGGCTTTTGCATCTTCCATGAGTTCAGAACGAATCTCGGCCAACTTCTCCTCAGGGAACTCCTCGCCGAGGGTCCTCAGCGCGCCTTCCTTACTTTCCAGACCCATGCCCATCTTCATGGAGACCTCATTGAGGACAACCAGTTGGTCCAGCGGCAGCGGCGGCGGGAAATGCGTGAAGGTCGTATACGTGATCGGATCCTGTGGGTTCAGCACGTCCAACTGAGTGGGCTTAATCGGCCCGTTACGGGTCGGGTCGTAGACGAGCAGTTCCGGCTCTTTGATTGCAATCGTGAGCAGAACCAGTTCGTTGATCTTCTGTACTCCGGTCCCATACTGGGCTGTCTTCTGGGAGTACCGGTTCATGAGTGGCTGGTACTGGATGGAGAGCGCTACACCGGAAGTGTTTGAGATCGGCTGCACCTGGCCCAGAGCAGTCTCCGGGATACCCATGATTTCGTGCATCGAACGCTTGAGCACCTCCAGGTACTCAAGGGCTCCCTTTACCCCGTTCCCGCCGCCCTCCAGGTTGAAGACCTGTGAGTCCTTGGGAAGGCCACCCCACACCTTCTTGGGGCCCTTCTCCAACTGCGATGCCTTGGCACCCACGATGACGGTTACGGGAGCAGCGTGGTAGTTGATGATGTCGGCGACATCGGTAGCGATCTCGTTGTACTGCCGATTGATAGCGATGATGTCGTGGGCGTCTGATAGCCCCCACGGAGATCCTGACACCGGAATGTTTGGGATATGGACGACCGGAATAGTCCCCAGGGGGTTAGGTCGGGAGTCGATCAACTCGTCGTTGATGTACTCCTCGATGGAGTCGTCGGTAAGGATTTCGGTGTACGTGAAGACCTGACGAGTTCCCTCAAGGCTCGTTCCCCAGTACCGGTACTTCAATTTGAAACGGAGCAGTCGATCTCGGTCGTGAGGATGGAACTCCGGAAAGCAGAACGACGCATTGAGCGGAAGAATCCTGACGCGGCCGGGATGGCGACGACCTGCGGAGTCCACCCACGGTTCTTCGTAGGCGACCTTGACGAAGCAGTCTCCAGATACGGCGCCCTGCTGGCCCATCTCCAGAAGGATCTTCTCTTTGTCATTGTCTTGCTGCCAGACCCGCTCAAGGATGTCGGGAATGAGAGCCTCAGTCGCCTTGGGAGACCGGAAGGAAATGCCGCGACCGAACGTGAACCGGTTGAGGTAGTCGACCATGGTGCGGTAGTAGTTCAAGACCACCTGAGGCTCACCGGCCTCACGCTTGTACGCGTAGTGATGGCCCAGGTACATCGCCCAGTTCAGCGAGTAGCGATTCAGGCGTGGGCCGTGTACCTCGAATTCCTCGTCAGCCAGTTCGACGAGTCCCAGGGGACTGATCGAGATCGTGAGGTCAGACGATGCCGCCCGGTACGAGGGAGGTGAGAAATCTACAGTGCCGAGCGCCACGTAGACTCCTTCTCACTCAAGACCGTCTGGTGCGCGAAGTCAGTCATCGTCGTCCTTGCGGGAAGTCTTCTTCGCGGTTTTGTTGCGGTCGCTGGCATCTTTGGCACGCTTCTTGGCGGCGGTTACCGACTTCGCGTCGGCGAACTGCCCTCCGTGATGGACGTACTGCTGATGTACCCAGCGCCCGGCCGGGATAGAAGGCCATTTGCGGAACTTGCCCTTCGCCTGAATGACAAGGCTGTTCCACAGACGCTGGTTAAGGGGAACCTGTGACATCAGCAGTACCTCGCATCGACTGTTCCGTAATCTTCTCGGAACCTATCCCGATTGCGGTGCTGTGTAAGCGCTAGTCCTCGACGACCGTCGGATTCAGACGGTTGTACCGACCACCGCTCCGGACGTCCATCTCGAAGCGAAGTTCGCCCGCATTGGTGAACGCGCCATGAGCGAAGTTTCCGAGGAAGGTCGGGGCCTCGATCCAGGCCGCCGATCCGACGTGGGCACGCTGGGCCATCGTCTCTTCGGGGTACTTCTCGAAGACGTTTGCGTTGCGGTTGGGGCGACCCGGGGCAGAGATGTAGCCCTGCATCGCGCCCTTGGCGAACTCCGTGGGGACGTCGGTATCGGTTCCGACGCCCTCCTGGAAGCGCAGCGGCCCGCGCTCGCCGGGAGCACCCGGGGAGAACTTGCGGTCGTACATCTGCGGCGCGCGCTCCGGGAACATGGGGGCGGGGCCGATGGTGGGAACGGACATTCAGACTCCTAAGGTTGAGGTACCTCAGTCCTAATGCTGAGGCCTCTCGGGCGAGATGTCAGGATGAACGGCGTCCTCAACTTCTTTGGTCAGGACCCGCAGTTGCTGGATCTCCATTCGGAGTTCCTTGACGATCAGGTGTAGATCGCGGTTCTCATTACGGAGGGCCTCGATCTCTTGTCGGGCCTCTTCGAGTTCCTTACGAACCTCCGTAAGGACGTCCGCAATCGCGTCCACGGCCGCACCGGCGCTGTTGACGACGTTGGAGTGCACGTCTGACTTCTGCTTTGGGCGGGTCGTGAAGTAAGTGGCTAGCGCAGCAATGGGTGCTGCTAGCAGTCCTACCGCGGCAACAAGGAGCGACGTATCCACAGTAATGGTTTCCATGGCGGGTACCTGAGGATCGACTAGTCGGCGTTAATGCCGAAGCGAGGGTCCTTAGGGTCGAGTGCCGAGATGATGATCGGAAGAACTGAGGCGATTCCTGCGGAGACCCATGTGCGAAGGTCCGTGGCGTCCACCGAGAAGACGTCTGCGCCGTCTGCGAGAAACAGACCCAAAACGACAGCGAGGAAGACCTTGGCGTATGACCAGGCCATCCGGGCCCAAGGGGAATCAAGACTCATGCGAACCTCCTGTCGGTTCCTCTATTGTCGAAGAGGTGCTACCGATGCGTCACTGCAAACTCACGCAAAGAACGGGTTCTCCGAAACCTCTACGTTGGGAAGAGTCAGATCTGCAGTCAGGCTGCACGCAATGGCCAGTGAGTCCACGAAGTCGTCGTGTGCGTGTGCCTCGTCGGGGGCAGCCACCAACATGTTGGGACCTTTGAAGTTGACCTCAGCATCCGTCATCTGTTGGTAGAACCTCTTCCATGCGCGAAGGCGACGTGTCTTCGCGTGCGAAGGCCAGCCCACAAGGCGCCGCTGCATGAGTGCCTGAAGGTGTTTCCAACGTTTCGACTGCTCGCTGGGGCTTGACGTGAGAGAGATGACCTCGGCCCGCGGAAGAAGAATCTTTAGTCGCTGCGCGACCGCGTCGCCGACTCCGTTCGCGTCTACACCCACAGCCAGAATGTCGTAGTTGGATAGGAAGTTCGTGATTTGGAAGTACTGATCCTCCCAGTCATCTCCCTGTATCTCTAGCCAGTTAAGAACTCGGTGGTCGAAGTACCCAAACTCATCAGGGCGATCCCAGTCAACCCAGACAACGGTTACGACCGTTGAGTCGGTCTTGCGAGCCGGGTCGATACCGACGACGACCGGGGACCTGAACCATGACTTCACGGTCTCCTGAGAGGTATCCCCGAGGTCATCCATGAGACTGGATGTGACGAACATGCCGCGTTCGAGAAGCCACTTGCAGTTGTAGGACATTTGGAACTCGTCTGAGTCCTCACCGATGCGGAGCATCTCCTTGCGGATGAACTTGGCGTAGTTCTCGTTGTACTTTGAGACGTCTCGCCAGTTCCATTCGAAGTGGTTCTGCCGCGCAGCCCTTCCAGTTTGACGGCGGCGGTTGAGTTGAATGGACCGGTAGAAGTTGTTCTTCGACGTGGTTGGTGTACCTGTTTTGACGAAAGTACCGGCGTAGTACGCCAGCATGGGCGCGATGGACTTGACGACCACGAAGTCGTCGGCTTCCTGACACTCGTCGACCACCACCAGGTGGAAGGACTTTGACTCGATCTTGGCCCGAGGGTTCGCGGTCATCATCGTGAGGGTCGAGCCCGACTTCTTGAGGCGGATCGACTTGGTGACCCCGGGTACGCGCCCCGTTTCGTCATCGATCTCCGGATCACCCAGGATCTCCAAGGCTCTCTCGGAGGTCAGTCGCGTCACGGTACGGCCGAAGAGTGTCTCGGCCTGCCCCTCGGTTGGCGCGAAAAGGCCCACCCAGAATCCGTCCTTGAACTTGCCGAGAAGGTCCGGGTAGATCTGTGCCAGACGGGGCAGCAAGACCATGAGCGTGGCCACAGTGTTGGCGATGGTCTCGGACTTGCCGGACTGGCGGGCTGCGAGACCGGTGATCTCTTCTCCGTCCCCGATGATGACGGACTCGATGATGCGCCGGGAGAGTGGTTCTTGATAGGGGTGTAGAGAGTGCCCGACCAGGACCTCCATGAACTGCATCGTTCGATCGACCAGTTGGTCAACGAAGTCCTTGGACAGTTCGTCTAGAGCCTCCTCAGAGGACTCCTGGTCCAGGGTCTCTTCGAGGGCTTCGTCTTCGAGGTCGTTTGTCATATCCGTCCGGATGGTGGTCGAGGTGAAGGCCCTCCTAGCCTTCGCCATCCGGGCGGGACTGTCAGTACAAACTACCGGCCTAGCGCGCCGTACACCTGGCTGTGGGCGACTCCGTAGACCTTGGAAATCGAAACCGGGCTGAGATGTCCAACCTTGTTGAGGACCCGCCACTCATCGGTTCGGGACTCGGTAGGCGTGGCCACCGGCTCTTCCATGCACCACGACGAGCAGTAGACTTTGTTTCGGAGCGCTACCAGCCCGTCTGTCCAACCGATGGTCCTGCGGCAAGAGGCGCATCTGACGCCTAGCGGTTGCGGGGCCCGATTCGGCTTGGCGGTACCCACTACAGCCCCTCGCTTCGGGCGATATCCGTGAGCCCGTTGATGAGCGAGAAGATGGTGTCGGAGTTGAGAGGAAACCAATATCCGCGTCCGTACTCATCAAGGCTGGGGATGTAATCACGAAGTTCGATCACGCGTACGCCTTCCACCTCCACGATACGGACCCGGCACTCCAGATCTGTCGCTTTCGCGATCGTTTGAACAACCCGGGCCGATGCTGGATTCTTTGCCATCACATGCTTCCGTCTCGTAGTCGGTATGTTGCTGTTGTGACGAATGCAGACTACCTCACCGCGGGTTCATAGTACAACACCCCTCGCGGGGTACTGACGGGGCCACACTGAGTACCCACCCGTTTACCCAGCCGCCTACGAGAATTCATGACCGCTTATTCTCACTCGTCAGTCTTGCTGCCGGTCAAGTAGTAGGTTCTGCGGACAGTCTTCACCCACCATCGTTTCGGGGGAAACACATGTCGATGCTTTGTTCTTTCAGCCCGCTGGACCGTGGGTACGACACCACGGGTACTGACAGCGACGGCAATGTCCACTTTGCCATTGAGGCTACGTCGTGCGTGACGCCTGATCAAAGGACATTCATTCAGGTGGACTGCTTATGCGGTAGAAGCGGCGCCGACGAGGCCCTACACAACGAGACGCAGGCCGTCACGACGGTACGCGTCTGGCGAACTGCACACCGGGGCATATTGCCCGATTAGCCTCGGCGGCGCGCCAGTTCTGTGGTCGCGGCCAGCAAGACCTGGGCGGCGGTGTGGGCATCTTTCAAGAAGACGTCTTGGGGGTCGCGTAGGTACGCCGTGAGGCTGCGCCCGGCGGCGTACAGGGCCTGGTCAGACCAGGCCACGATGTCCTCCTGGGTCATCTTGGAAACCCTGCGGTGCACCTTCTCGGGAATCTCCGCCTCAAGAGCCTTACGCCTGAACATCTATCTCTCTCCATCCAATGGCGCCCCGCAGGGCGGTCTCTTCGTCCTGCTGCTCGGTCCAGCGACCCAACACCACGGCCCGCGTGGACAGCGGGACCCGGAAGACCAAGGACGCCCCGGCTCTGTACGGGTACTCGATCTCTGTGGTCTGCCCGCGGTCTACTAGTGGGAACCTGCGAGTGGGATACCGCATTCCGTGGACGAAGGTCTTCTTTCCGATGTCGTGAACCTCGGGCACTACTTCCTGGCCTTTCTGGGCTTCTTGCTCTTGGTGGGGTTGATGCGGGCCGCGCTACGGTCTGTCTGTCCGGTCAGTTGTCCGTCGTAGACCCACTGCCCGGTCCTGGCGATCCGGTAGAGGCCCTCGCGGGCCGCCATGCTGGCGCTCGCCATACTGGCGGTGCCTCGGGGCTTGGCGTCCAGCACCGCGAAAATGTAGCGGCCCTTCGAGTGGTTGACCTTGAAGGACGCCCATTCGCCCTCGGAGACGTCGTAGTAGTTGTAGAACGTTCCGTCTCGGAAAACCACAGTCAAGACTTTGCGGGAGCCGTCGTAGCCTGCGGCAACGGTGCGGGGCCTCTCCGGGTTGATGCTTGACGTTGGGATGAGCGTGATCGGCGCCGGTTCACGACCCGACCCAGAAACGACGGGCCCTCCGGTGGGTTGGCCAGTGTCCGGATCAATTACCGTCGTGGCGAGGTTCGCGTAGTTATAGCCGGACTGGTCGTAGTCGAAGTACTCGTCCCAGGTGCCGCCCGTGGTGTCGGAGTCTCCGAACGCGCCCTGCGCGGTCTTGAACTCTGCGGTCTGCGCCGCGACCGGCAGACCAGCGAAGGGGGACACCACACGGGTGCGGTCCATCAGTGACGCCGCGGCGACAGCATCGTCTACCGTCATGGCGTAGCCGCCACGGCCGCTGGCGATTCTCTTGGGCACTGCTGTGGGGTCCAACCGTGCCTCGTAGTTACGGCGGATGGACATCTCCTGAGCCGACGGCAGCCGCACTGAGTTCTTGCGACTGACCCCGTCGGGGTTCACGCGAGCCATCAGGTTTCCTCGCCGGGGCAGTGGTGTGATGCGGCCTCGGTGTCCTCGATAACGGATCCGCAGGAGGTGCACCGCAGGTACGTCGGAACGCGGTAGCCGTTCTGCGCGGTGGCTCGGGGGTCAGGGTCGTTGGGCTCCACGGGCTCCACAGGATTGGGGGCCATGACCTCGCTGGGCCAGGGACCTCTCGGCTGATGGGCCGTAGTGGGAATGGCGTGCCCCTGAACCGCTGGCCGCCGAATGACTCGCACGACGCCTACTCTTCGGTGCTGTCTGCCTCAGGCTCGTCTTGAACCTCCGGCTCCGGCTGCGATGCTTCCTCGGCCGCGGCCTCGACCTCCTTGGGAGCAGACCGACGGCGGCGAGGCTTCAGGCTGGACAGGGCCGCGTCACGCTTCTCGGCGAAAGCCTCGGTGGTGGGCAGTGACCCCGCCTTGGCGGCCTGCTTGAGGAACGAGGGCAGGTGCGCGCTGCAGTATGGCGTGGGCGCAAGTGGCTTCGGGTCGTAAATGTAGACCGCGGGGGAATCGCAGTTGGCGCAGTTCATCGAGAACCTCCTCTGTCACGCCAACGTACTTCAGGACGGATTTTCATAGTGGCTATACGCGTCGCGATCGTTGGTGGTCTACGGCGTGGAAAGACCTTCCAACGGCGACTGGCGGCCAACAGTGTCAGTCTTCACGCTTTGAACGGTTGATGGCATTCCTAGTCTTGGTAGAACGGTCCCTGTCACGCTTGGTTCGGCGGTCTCCGAACTTCTGCACCTTCTGGTTCAGTTGATAGACCCCAGGGGCCCCTTTACCGAACTCGAAGTCAGGACGGCTGGCTTTGCCCATCACGTCTCCGCACGCTGGATCGGGTCGTCATGCTGGGGCTGGACTCGATGTTCGACCGAGAACGACGCACGACCTCGGGGGCGTACGCCACGGCCTCCGGGTGGTCGAGGAGACCCACCAGTTTGGTGTAGTAACTGGTAGCGCTCAGCCCCAACTCGGTGCGGATGGCCTCGTCGCGGTGCCCGACCTTGGTCCAGGACTGTCGACCGAAGTCCAAGATGCTCTTCTCGTAGTCCGTCAGAGGTGGCCGGGAGGATCGGTCTGCGGAGTCTTCGAAGTCTCCGCGGTTTCTCATGGCTTGACCTTGCCGAACATCCGCCGCTGCGTGTTTTCGGAGAAGGCTCCGTGCGCGTTCTTCCAGCCCTGCCCCCGCTGGAACATCCTGACAGCGTCCTCCGGGTATCCCTGATCACCCGCGGGCAGAACGTCCTTGTTGTAGAAGCCGAGGTCGTGCAGGCGGCATGTCACGCGCCAGGCAGCCTTGTTCTTGAGGCCCTCCAGGCGGGCCTTCTCGACCGCGCTCTGGGTTGGTACGGTGCCGTCCCAGATCTCGTCGGACTTGAGGAATTTCTTTGTCGTGGCCCTCCAGTAGGGCGCGTTGTAGTTCTGGACCGCGCTGCTTCCTGGGTACTCACGCCAGGCACCGTCAAGGGTGTCGTTCTTTCGACCCACGCAGGGGCTGGGACCCGTGGGGTTCCAGCCATGACACCCGTCGGTGTAGCACTTGTGAGTGCCGATGGCCTTGTCTACGTCCCAACCACAGAGATCAGCCAGTGCAGCGAGCGTCCTCCCCGTGTTCTCGATCTGGTAGTCCGTCAGAGAATCCGTACGGACACCCTTGTCGTCGATCTCGATCCCGAACAGCCGAGTCTGACCAAGGAATCCACGCGATGGGATTCCGAGTGCGGGGACTGGGCCGCCGTCGCCACAGTGGTAGGCGCTACCGGCGCTAAGGAGGTACGTCTCTCCCGGAGCCTTGCCGACAAGAAGATTGCAGACCGGCTTGTCGTACGCAGTGACCGCCCAGTAGAGAACACCGTTGATGTTGCCAGGACGGGAATTGGGATTGGCTGTGTGATGAACGACGGCGCCGGTCAAGCCGGGAGAGCCATCAGGACCTGACCACGGACGACCGATGGTGTCCCATGCTTTGTAGGTCTGAAGATCAACGCCGTAGTCACGGAGCGCGGCCAGCATCTGTGACGGGCTTGGATTCAGTGTGCTCATGCGCTTGCTCCGCTGTCGGCGTCCCGCACGTCCTGTGGATCTGGGTCGGCGACGACTGTGTCGGCTGTGAAGGCGCCCCTGAGGACGTTCCAGCCTCCGTGTGTAGTGAGTTGCTCGTTGGACATGACGTCAGCGAGGTCTTGTCCACCACCGGATCCCAACATCCGCTTGGTTGTGGGTGTGGCTTTCCGAGTTTTCGGATCTACCGGCATCAGGGCACCTCCGGGTGATGTCTCCCTACTCAGGGTGCCGTACGTTTGAAGACCCGTCCCAGCAAAGTTCGTGCTGTACTCCCACAAGCGCAGTCCTTCTTGGCGCTCACCACTTCACCTTGTTGGCCCAGTAGGCCGCGCTCATCTTGCCCTTAGCGATGTTGTCGGCATGGCGAGCCTTGAACGACTCGCGGCGGTTTCGGTAGGACTCTGACTCACCGTCCTTCTTCGGAGATCCCTTAGTGCCCTGCTCTCCGAAACGGATCAACTTGACCTGGTCGCCTTCCTTGGCGACTACGGCGTGAGACTTCGTCGGATGGTCGGGGGTCTTGACTGGCTTGTTGTAGCCCGATGCGCCGATCTTTGTCAGTCGGGGGTCCTTCTTAGATTCCGCCATCACTTGGCCCTTCGCTTGTTCTCCTTGCCGATGTTCTCTTTACGAGATACCGCCCGGAGATTCTTGTTTGAGTCGTTGTTCTTGTTGTTGTCCTTATGGTCGACGTGTGTCGATTTCGGCAAGTTCTTGCCGGTTTTGGACTCGTAATCGGCTCTGGCCTTGTTGGTAGACGTAGTAGAGCCGTCTGATTTCCTAATCACGTATATCTTGCGGCCGTCATTCTGCTTTGAACCCTTGTACGGTCCGTAGACCTTGGAGCCGTCGGCACGCTTCTTGGGCTCAGGCATATCCCCACCAGTGCTGGCCGGGATTCTCGTACGTGAAGATCGACGGGCCGGTCTGGTTGAGAGACCTGGCGCGGTGTCGCGAGATGGGCACAGTGCCCGTAGCACCGAAGAATTCGAACTCGCTGCGTCGCATCTCAGGCCTTCGGCGCCTTCGGGGCACGGGGCTTTTTGGCCCCCTGTGCAGGTGCCGCCTTCTTAGCCGCTGCCCGCTTGGCCGGGGCAGTTGACCCCGAGACCGACGTCGGAGAGGCTGAGACGGGCTTGCTGGGGCCGCTGCTTCCGGCCGCGTGGTCGTAGTTCTCTCGCGTCAACTTCGCGTCGAGCCTCTTGCTCGATCGTGCCTGCTTACCGCGCTCGCGCTCCATGCGGACTTCGTGTTCGCGATCGGCGGACCTGTTGCTCATCTCGAAGGTTCGCTGTGCCAGACGCTGCTGGCCTTCACCCTCAAACTTCCTGTCCTGCATCGACCGCTCATGATCGAACCGATTCTGGTCACGATTGGCGTTTTCGAATGCCTGGGCATGGAAGAGTTCCATGTTGTAGGCGTGCTGCTGAGCGGAACGCTCCACAGCGCTGGAATGCTCGGTGTTGATGCGGACCTGCTCCCGACGGCGGTCATCCATACCGTCGAACAACTTCCGCAGGGGCTTGACGAGATCGAAGCCGCCGTTGCTGTAACCGCCGCCTAATGCACCAGACATGGAACCTCCTGCAACCATGGTGGCTGCAGAAGGGCCCCACGTCAGGCCTTACGTACCGGGGGCAACTGGATCTCCAGCATGTTCTCGTACAGGGTCACATACGGGGCAAGCACGTACCCGCTGCTGGTCAGCCGCAGCGCGTAGAATGTGAAGGACCAGCCTACAGACACTTCTTGGGGAACTGCGCGTAGTAGCGTTCAAAGGGAATGACGATCCAGTTCTGGTGATGCCAACTCGACCATCCTCCGTACGCCGAGAAGTCGTACGACACCTGTCCCTTATGGACTCGAAGGCCCCAGGGCTGCCAGTTCATATCGCGGACCATCTTGCGCATGGCGGTGAAACTCTGAACCGGGTCGTAGATGTTGTCGGGCCAGTACTTGGTCCCGCTCCAGGCTGGCGAATTTAGTTGGACTATCCCGAGGTCCGGATACGTGTTCTCGTTCGGGTTTCCATTGGACTCTCTTTGCGCAATCGCCCACGCTACGCGAACTGAGGCGCCCTTGATTCCGGCCTCACGGATCCAGGCGACCACTTGGTCCTTGCAGCGGTTCTTCTCGGTCTTCTTGCGTTCGTTCTCCTTTACGGTCTCCTGGATCTGCAGTACTTGTGCCTTTGGGGCCTCTACTGCGGGTGCCGAATACAGGGAGGAGGCAGCAATGACCGCCGCAACAAGGGATGACAGCAAGGAATCGCCTTTCGTAGGGGGCAGGACAGGGGCCTCGATCGGGGGGTCAGAACTCGTCGTCGCCCCAGTCGATGTCCTCGTAGTCGCGGAGGATGAACAGCGCGAGGGTTCCCACACACCAGCCGACGACTGCTCCCGTGACGGCGAGGATCCCCATACCCACGAAGGCCCATGGACTCATCCCGACAGTGTACTAGAAACTGCGGGTCAAACAGACGGACCGGCGTGTCCGTTTACGTTTACAGGTAGCGCGAGAAGATCGCGTCAATCTCGTCGCGATGCGACGGCGACATGGCGCGTGCGCGCTGGAAGTCCCATTCCTCTCTAAGGGAGCGATAGCGGGACTTGGCACGGAATCTATTGAGGATGCTTCGCATACATCGAGGGTGTCACTCCATCACACGCAGCGTCACCTGAAGGTCTGTGAGGTCTCCCACTAGTTCCGCTTCCCCGGTTGCTGACGTGGAAGGACTCGAACCTTCAACCGTCCGGTTAACAGCCGGATACTCTGCCAGTTGAGTTACACGCCATCAGTCGTCGTCTGACCAGTCTCCATACAGGATGGTCCAGATGTCATCGTCCATGGACTCACGGTAACGACTTCTTCTCCCGTGCGAGGGCTCTACTCCAGGTCCATCGCAGGACGATCTGCGTCCCGTAGAAGACAACCGCAAAGACCACCAGGTAGGCCGCAATGATCACGTTTGCGCGGCCCACCCGGTGGTCCCTGGGTAGCGGGTTAGATAAACGAACTCTCGGTAGACGTGAGAGGCCCGAAGGGCCGCTCGCGAAGTTCCGCCGCACGCCGTAAGGCGACAATGGAGCCGTTTAAGACTGTGTTGACTACGGGGTGTGCGCGAACCTGACCAGGGCCACGACCTTGCTGTTGTAGCCGCCGCTGGGGTTGATGACCGTTCCGGCCGCCGGGGTCTGGGTCTTGATCGTGCCGTTGTTGCCAGCGGTGGCACCGGCAGCGTTGTTGGCAGTCGTGACCGCACCCTTGGTGAGTCCAGCAGCCGTCAGTGCTGTCGTCGCTGCGGCCTCGGTCATGCCGACCACGTTGGGAACCGTGATGTCGTCCCAGGTGCCGGTGTTGTTGTTCACGAAGCCGGGGTAGCCGCTCCAACCGGAGGACACGATGTTGTGGTTATCGAGGTCCGGGTCAAGGGGCGTCACTCGGTCGTCGTTGGGCTGCATGGGCATGTTGCCCCACACGTAATCGACGGCGACGTTACCTGCGTCATCACGGGCCATTGTCTGTCTCCTCAGTTCGGCTTGCTTTCATGATCGACAATGGGCGCCTCGATGTCAGTGTCAAGTGACCACGTCTCTAGTAGGACACTGTTCTTGGCGACTAGTGCATCCATGTGCCGCCTTGCGTGATGGCCGCAGAGGTAGATGTTCTTGCCCGAGGACAGCGTGACCTCGAACTGCGACATCGCCGGGCAGCCGTCGCAGCGTTCCTTGTTCATTATGTGGAAGTCACCTCAGCCCCCGCCAGCGGATGGGCTGGTAGGCCTCCTGGTTGACCCAGCCCTCTTCACCTGTACCGAAGATCTTCTGATCGAGGGTGGGCTGGTACTCGGTGTGTCTCATGATCCGGGTAGGTACCTTCTGGCGGCGAAGTTCAAGGACCGTCTCCCGGGCGGAGGTCCCATCGAGATCTCCA